CGTGTGGAAACCCGGCAGCCGATAGCAACATGAACACCACGGTCGGCGACAACTCTGTTGCTGCATCGATTGTCGATAAGCTTGTCGAACAGAAACTTGCTGCCCGGCTCGACCAGGAAAAACGCCAGTCCCTTGCTGCCTCCATTGCACAGGTTCAGGTTAAAACCGGTGTCCTCCAGCCAGCTGACACCGAAAAACGCATCGCTGATCTCATTGCACTTCCGGCAGCAACCCTCGAAACCGAGCTCAGCAACTACTGCATGATTGCCGACAAACTCGGCAAACCAGTAGAGCAGGGCATGAGGAGCGGACAGATCCCCGCAGCAGCAGCGGCGTCAACCAACGGACTTCCGAAGATCCCGATGCCGGCCAATTACCGGGCAATCCTCAAACAGGCGCTCGGTATCGATGGCAGGGGCATGACGGATGCAGATATCCTCAAGTACGGCATTGCGAGGACTCCCGCCGGCGTCTGGCAGGGTTCGTACCATTCCAGCGAGTGATAAACCATGACCAACCTTACCTATCCCATCGATATCCCTGAACGGCAGGGGAAAATCGTAAACCGTGGTGTTGCCGCCGGTGTCCCGATCTTCAAGGGTGGGCTGCTCGAACTCAATGCTCGCGGGTACGTCCAGCCGTTCTGCCCGACTGACAACCTGCCCTTTGCCGGCATTGCCGCAGAGGGTTCGATAGTCCCGATCTCCCCGCTCCAGGCCACTCTTGTAGGAACAACTGACGGTTGGGCGACGGTTGCGGTCCAGATCACCGGCCTGCACAAATTCTCGTACCCCGCAGCCTCGATCACCAACATCAACGCCCTGGTATACACCGCCGGCGACGACAACACCATCTCGCTTACTGAAAACGGGCAACCTATCGGTATAGTCCAGGACTATGAGAGCGGATACCTCTGGGTCAACATCACCGGGTTTGCTTCCAGTCTCCCGCAGCGCCTTGATCCGGTCGGTGTCATTAACGTCCCGTTCAGCCAGACAACTGGCACTCAGTTCACCGGTATCACGCTTCCTCCCCGCGCCATCGTAATGGATGTGATCGTTGAATACACGACCCCACTCACCGGGGCATCCGTCAGTCTTGGTCTCGCAACAACCGCGAACGGCAGCCTGAACAACAACTGCCTGGTGAATGGCTCGCTGAGTCCGGCCACCGGTTCACCGGGATTTGTCGATCTCATCTTCGAGTCCACAACTTCGGCGAACATTACCCTCGGCTCGTTCCTCAACCAGGCAACCATCAAGTCCGGGGATGCGACCCCGATCTATGCAGCGACCCAGAAGTACTACGCTTCGCCGCAGAACCCGACTCTCACCCAGTTCACCGCAACAGCAGTAGCAGCAGCAACCCCGATAACGGGTGTCTTCCACGTCCAGTATATGGTGGTCTAACCATGCCCGTTGGTTTATCCGATCTTTACCCCGAATTTACCCAGCTCCTGATCCAGACCCAGTTTTTCCGGATCTACGATATCTATGTGCCTGACGATTACGGCCTGTTTACCCAGGTAGTCCCCTCCACCAAAGAAGCAGAAGTTTACCCGACGCTCGGTGCCGTTCCGCAGATGTCGCTGTTTGAAGGGGAACGCAAGTTCTCCGGTATCGGGAACAAACAGACCTTTATGGTCTTCAACAAGTCCTTCGATACCGGTATCAAGATCCCCCTGACAGTCTTCCAGGATGACCAGTACGGGATCCTGACCCAGAAAATCGCTGAGCTTGCCATGGAAGGAAAACGGCTGCCCGTCTCTCTCGTGTACAGCGTCCTCCACAACGGCGCCCAGACCAGCGGGTCGACCTACCAGGCAGGTTTCGATGGTCTCCCGCTTTATTCGCAAGACCACCAGGGTGTCGGTTCTGCATTCCAGAGCAACATGCTCGGCGGGACGAACACCCTCAATGCCACTAACCTGCAGGAAGTCATAGCAAACATGCGGACCCTGACCGACCAGACCGGCAGGCCGCTGGGGATTATCCCGGACACGCTTATCGTGCCCCCGATGCTCGAAATCCCCGCGAAGCAGCTCCTCCACTCGGCATTCTTCATGTCAGTTGGTACCGCTTCGTCGCAAAACACCACCTCGTCAACCCCCGCCGGTGTCTACAACATTCCGACAAGTAACGAGTTCGGCGGTATCCTCAAGAAAATCATCGTCAACGAATACCTGACGAGCCCGAGCGAATGGCATGTTGCCTGTACCGGAAGGATGACCAAACCAGTACTCCTCCAGGAGCGACAGGCACCGATGCTGACGGTCAAGATGGACCCGAACACCAGCGATGACGTGATGAAGGAAAACAATGCGTTTGCCTCCATCTATGCCCGGTGGGGCGCTGCTCCCGGCAACTGGATGACCGTCTACCAGGGAAGCTCCTGATCTCACCTCTCATTTTTCAGGATACGAATGACTGGCTTGATCTGGGCAAACGATATCGCGGCGATGCTTGAAACCGGATGCAGTTACTCCCAGGCAACGGTCGATTCCCTCGGGGTCGTCGTTGAGCAGTTTATCCAGGCCGAACTCGACATGAACAACCTGCCGGTAAACCCGGTGAACGTTTCCGGAAGCGGTGTCGGCATGCTCATGGTAGCATCCCAGAACTGGCTCTGCCGGGATATCCGTATCATGCAGAAACATGACGGCACCATCCCGAACAGTCTCTCGGCCGGCCCGACTAGGGAAGACGTTGCGATTGATGTCAGCATCAAATTCTACGACGATAAAGGACGGGCAGCACTTGACAAGTATATCCTGAGCCAGACCGGCACCGATGAGGACGATGTAGCACAGTATGCCGGGCTGTTGGCTCTTGCCGGGGAAGATCTGTGACCGCCCCGGTATCTCCCTCGATCTTCGTCCATTCCTGCACGATCCAGCACACGATATCGACCGGTAAGGATTCGTATGGTGCACCATCGCCCAACAAACAGACCACTGCATCGGTATGCCGGTTCTTTACCTGCCAGGTTGCCGGGGAAAATGCTGCTGGTGTACCGATTCTGGTCGATCAGCTCCATTGCATCCTGCCCGGTGCTGCCGTCGTACAAGATGAGGACACTATCGTCAGTACGGTACCGGGCTACAATGGCACATTCCAGGTCATCAACGCTGAAGCTGATACCACCCGGGCCGGCGTCCGGCACTGGACGTGTACGATCAAGAAGGTGGTGTGAGCCATGGACGCAACAAAACCCCAGACGGATCGTGAATGGCTGGTCCAGATTGACGGTAAAGTGGACTCCATCCTTGCACGCCTTGAGAAAGGCGATAGCTGCATGGAAGATTATGGTGACCGGCTTGATGTCCTTGAAAAATTCCAGGCCAAACTTGTCGGCATTGCCGTAAGCCTCTCCCTGATTGCTTCAGTCTGCGGGTACTGGATTCTCTGCAAGCTCTCCGCTATCGGCGGCGGGGGAGGTCACTGACATGACCGCCGAACTTGAAGGACTCGAAGAGTGCATGGCTGGTTTACAGGATGCCCTTGATCAGGTTCGTGCAAGTTCCGGAAACGCTGCCATGCAGGGCGGTCTTGCATACGTCGCCGATGTGAAAGCCCTCGCACCGGTTAAGACCGGTGAGTACCGGGATGGTATCTCCTGCAAACCTTCCGGGGATAATTCCGTTATCGTAGGGTCTCCCGACCCGTTCTCACGTCGGCTTGAGTATGGGTTCTACGATATGACCGATTCCCTCGGCCGGCACTTTTTCCAGGAGCCTCGCCCGCATTTTCGGCCTCCCCTCGATACCGAGATGGACAAATATCTCGCGATCATGGCCGGCACTATTGCAAAAGATGCCTTCGGGGAAGGTGAGTGATGCAGGATATTGTGCTCGCTGTCATCGACCAGCTGCTTGCCAATGCTGCCGTTGCTGCGAATGTAGGGACCAACATCTACCGGGGCACCCTGCCGCCATCGCCGCAGTATCCTTCCGTCGTAGTAGACTGCATCACCAAACTCCGGGAGGCCGGCAACAACACTGCCCACTATGCAACCGCCCGGGTACAATGCACCGTCTTTACGCAATCCGACGGTCTCGCGGAAACCATCAGCGAGGCAATAGCCGATTGCCTGCACAGCACGACGAACACCTTCATGAACAACGTGTACGTGATCCGCATAGAAGACGCGGGAGGTGCCCCGGATAATGCCGATGCACTTACCGTCGGCATCTTCCGGGATCACCGCGATTTCCTGATTTTCTATTCAGCACATTGAGGTACCACAAACCATGACATCACAAGCCAAGATGGCGACCGGGATGTTTCTCGCATTCAACGGTTACGTTCTTGCCGAGATGACGGATATTTCCGAACCCCCGCTCGCCGTTGAAAAAGTTGATTCTACAAGCCACGACAGCCCGTGCAAGATCACTATCCCCGGCCAGCTCTCGTACGGGGATATGACGTACACGGTGAACTTCGTGAACGATGCCACGCAGGCCGCCCTTGAGACCATGGCCACTGCAAGGACGACCGGCATGTGGCAGGTCATTTTCCCGCCGGCGTTTGCGTCCCTCTCGTACCAGGTACCCGGGTTTGTGAGCAGCATAAAGAAGAAAACCCCGCTGAAGAGCAACCCGGCTCAACGAGACTTTACCGTCACGCCGACCGGAGGCATCACGCCGATTACCACAGCAGGCCCGACCCTGAATACACCGTACATGGTTGTTGAGGACCAGGTACCGAATATATTTGCCTTATCGCCAGCGTTGTCCGGAACGACCTACCAGTATACCTGCACGTCGAAACAGGCAAGCACCGCGATTACGGTCACGCCGACAGCAGCGACCGGTACGATCTACGTGGCAGGAAACCAGACAGCAACCGGCGTGGCAAGCACTGCGATACCTTATTCCCTTGCACAGTACCCGACCGGTTCCATCCTGACGGTCTTCGTGCTGGTCACCGGAACCAATGTCACTCCAAATGTATATGAAATTCAGATTACCAGGGGAACGTCGTAATGCTGAATAGTGTCCCTATCGACATCGGGGGTGAAAAATACCTCCTCCAGTTTTCAGCGATTGATGTAGACGAGATGGAGTCTCTTTTCGATAAACCGCTCGTGAGCATGCTGAACGAGAACCAGATCAAACGGATAGGTGTCCTTGGAACGATGCTTTATGCAGGTCTCAAGAAAAACGGCCTGCCGGGTCCTCACGGCGAACTCCCCCGGGTATTCCCGCGAGGTGCAGCCGGGCGGGCAGATGCGCTTGATCTCGTAAGAACCCACACCACCGGAAAAACCGGAGCGGTCATGATCGAGCTCGGTAACAAGATCTTCGAAGGGTTCGGGGCCGGGGAATGGTTCACGTTCAAGGCGGTGCTTGAAAACGAGGCAGTGCCCCAGGAGACCGAACCCTCAAAAAACTCGCAAGGGACTGGATCAAGTCCATAGAACCGGCGGCATACGGGCTTTGTGGTCTCTCCCCGGCGGAACTCTGGAACCTGACACCCCGCGATCTCCGGGTGATGATTGAGACTAAACTTAGGATCCGGACGGAACGGCGGCGGGCTGACCTGTGGCACTTGGATCGGCTCTTTGCCGTTCAGACCGCGAGACTGCTCAACATTGCGGGAAAAACACTCAAAGAAGGCGTTGAAATCGACGCCGATTCCCTCTATGGGTTTAAGTGGGATATACCCGAGACCGAAGAGCCGGAAGAGGAATGCGATCCAGCTTCACGGCTGGAAGAAATCAGGCAGAAAATGAACAAGTGGGTCAAGGCAACCGGAGGAACTTCTCGTGGGTGAGCAGGTAGTTGGATCCTTGTGGGTCAAACTGGGTCTTGATGGATCCGGCTTATCCGGCAGTGTCGCAAACGCAGCGGCATCGTTCGATGTCATTACGATGGCGGCAGAGACCGCAATGGGAGCTGCCCAGCAGGGATTCGATGATACGGTCGGTGCGGCGATCTCGTATGCCGACCAGATGCAGCATGTCTCTGACGTTACCGGCATGAGTACCGACTCGGCGCAGAAATGGAATGCCGCGAACATCGCCATTGGTGGGTCTCTTGATTCGATGCTCTCCTCTCTCCAGATGGTGCAGGGAAAAATCGCTGACACTACCGCCGCCGGCAAGACCTACCGGAAGACCCTCGATGATCTTCATATCGCTTACAAAGACCAGAACGGGGATTATCTCGACGCCGACACCCTCCAGAAAAACATCCTCGAAAGCCTGAGCAAGGTAACTGATGCTACCCAAAGGGACTCCGATGCCCGGCTTATCTATGGCCGGGGATGGGCGAGCAATGCCGAACTTATCACGAATGCCACAAAGGCCCTCCAGGTCTATAATGCGACCCCGTCACCATTCTCTGACGACCAGATCACCGCTGCGCACAACATGGGTATCGAACTCGACCAGTTCAACGCCAAACTCTCTATCGCCCAGACCCAAGTCGGCATGGAACTGTTACCATCGTTAAAAACACTGGTAACCACATTTGGCGCTGCATTTAATGAGGACAGCCCGGTCATCACCTTTTTCTCATGGCTCAACGGTGCGATTGAAGATTCGGTTGAAGGATTCGCTAAACTGGTCGGCGGTATTGAAGCCGGCACCGAGGCCATCACCGATCTTGCAACCGGGAAAGGACTCTCCCAATCGATGGCGGATTTCCAGTCCCAGGAAAATAAGACCAACGCGTACATCACCAACCTCCGGGGCCAGGCAGATCTCACCCAAGGAACGATTGCCAAACCATCATCATCTTCACCAGTTGCCGGAAGTTCATTGCCAGATACGAATGGAGACTCCGGAGGGAGTTCAGGCACCAAATCAGGCAAAACGTCCACCGCTAAAACCTCGAGTACCACTGCAAAAGCCGGCAGTGGATGGGATGGCGCTGCAATCGGGGATCCCGGTACTGCGATGAATCAGTACATGATGGACGCATATGCCGATGGGATGTCCTATAAAGACGCTTTAAGTGCCTGGTCAGGGAACGCCCAGCCAACAGCATCTACCCTGAAACTGGCTCAGCAGTTCCAGGGTGACCAGACAAACCAGGGAATGAATGCAACTGTCGCTTCGCTTGTATCAACCGGGATGTCAACCGCTAGCGCAATGCAGGCATGGCAGCAAGGTGATGTCCTTCACGGAGACGCTGCCGCAACTTCAGATCCATCAAAGACCGCAGCTGCTTCAACTACGCTCGCAAAAGCCACCAGTACTGACCCGGTACTTACCGCCATTCAGAAATGGTATAGTGACTGGACGCCCCTGAACCAGCTCGAGCAGTCCTCGTGGAAAACGACGACGGAAACCTATCAGACAACCGTACTCAGCAACTGGACCACCCTGCTCGGGAATATGACGACCGTTTTATCGACACTCAGCACGATTGCAACGAAGACCGGCACGATACCCGCCGGTAGCAGTGCCAATGCGGGTTCGAACACATTAGCAACTGCAGGAAAGAGCACCTCCATCGGAGGGCTCTACTGATGTATTTCACCTGGACACCGTCCACCGGATCGCCAACCCTGACCTTCTCCGGTACCGCCCCGGATTACCGTTTGCTCAAAGCATATGACGGGCTCGAATCGATGACCAGTATCATCATGACGGCAAAATCCCTCTACCTTGACGGGGAATTCATCATGGCTGCGCCGTGGCTGGACAACCGGGCGATCACAATTCCGCTCATGATTATTTCGACTGACGGAACGCTGCCGACCTTGCAAGCCGAAGTCCTCGCCTTAGTCTCGACCCTTAATCCCAAATATGGACCCGGGGTACTGACTTTTTACAACGA